AGAACGGTCGCCGTTACCGGCGCAATGTTGGTAGGTTACAATATGTGGACTACTACGACGCCGGTTGGAATGATTGTGGCGGAACTTCCGCCTCGGAATTCGGAGATTTACGAAGAGCTTTCAGCGAGTTTGGCGCAGCGATTAAGGAAGCTGCGATCAAAGAATGGAAATGGTTATTGAGGATACCGTAAAGGAGATTGAAATGTCAGACAAGAAATTCGCAATTGAATTGACCGAGCGTGAATGGGACCATATTCAGATTGCAATGGAAGAAAGCATTGTGCAATTGGTTAAGATTGCAGCCCGTCGTGCGATGGATTCATTGCCGTATAGCGCTGTTGCTCGTAGTGCAGACCGTTTTGAGGTCATCGCTGACAAAATTAGGCTTCGTATTGAAGAGGAAAGCGAAGAGAGAATGTTCGCTGAATGGAAGCTTGAAGATGAGTTTGGTGGCAGCCCTGGCGTGTCCAAGAGTATGTGGGGAGACGCAGATGTCCACACCGAGGAATCATGACTTGTTTTCATTGTAATCGAACTCAGTGCATTTCGCCTAAGTGTGGTGTCAATAAGCTGAATAAGGAACGACCGTTCCCGAATGAGGAAGTCGAGGAACTGGGTCTGATGGTTATTCCGGACCCGGACGAAGAGGATGCATCTCACATACTCCCAAATTACGAAAAGCTCGTGGCTGCTGGTCGACGATCGCTCAGTTGGTTGGCTTCCTATCCTGGTGGTGGCGGTTTGCCTGCGTATGACGAAATGCGTCTGGCTCTTCCTGTAGAAGAGTTGTTGGCTCATTACAAGGAGCGACCGGATTATGAGGGAGCGACTGTAGACCTTATCTCTGTGTTGGTCGATATCGCGGAAGCTGCACTGAAATATCGCTGCTGGTCGGTCACGGTAGTTGAACGACGTGCGGATGCACGAACGCTCGATAATCTTCTTGCGGAATACAATAGACTGAAGGAAAGATAATGGACCTCGTTCACGAAGCTCGATTCCATGGCAACGGATTCATCCAAGTTCCGTTGAACAAAGTCACGCGGATGCACATCTACGATCCGGACTTCAAATTCAAGCGCGTTGAGAATGCACGTATCCACGATCACCAATTCACTTTCGAGAGCACTATTCTCGTAGGTCGATTGTTCCACACCGTTTACGATGTTCGCCGACAGACTGAGGACGAAGAGCCTCACGGTCTGTACATGGTGGATGAGGACGCCGAGGACGGGCCTTTAGTGAAGATCGATATGTGTGGACTCTACAACGAGAAGACCGAGGTCTATTCCGAAGGTCAGAATTATCGATTCGGAGGAGCACAATCGTTTCACGATTCGTGGTCTGAAGAGTTTACCATCACCGTCATGACTAAGGTCGCTTTCGAGCCTCGTCGTTCGGAATACTATCCGTGGGTTGTGGCTCTCAATGATGAAGTTCCGGATAACGCATTCGGATCGCAACCGTCGATCAAACGGATGCGTCCGGTGATCCAAAAAGCGTTCAGGATGCTCGCGTGAGAAAACTTACCTTCATATTTGTACTTCTGCTGGTATCTTTGTCCACGTTCGCCGAAGATGCACCGCTCGATAACACGTACTGGGAGAAGGACGAAGAGAAAAAGACTATCGATCTCTTTATGAAGATCGCCCTGATTACATACACCGATCCTAGAGCGGTCTTCCTAAGCAGATATGTGATCTGCGAGAAAGACGGAACTTATTTTCACGTTTCGAGGTCTTTACTCGACAAGGAAATGGTCATCTCGGCCGGCAACGGAATAAAGCTTTTACTTCCGTATAACAAGGGACAGTGTTACGATCCTGCCGGCATCTTGAAGTTGAAATGGCCGGAAGAGATTCTGTGATCACCGTTCATAACAAAAAGACTCTTTCAGTGGCCGGTGCCTCTGGAATCTATATCGGTCGACCACATCCGCTTGGGAATCCGTTTCGTATTGGCGAGGATGGTACTCGCGACGAAGTGATCCGTGCGTACAGTGAGTGGCTGGATAACGAACTCAACCGAAATGGCATGGGCCTGGTCGCTTGTAACTTCCGGGCCTTGAAGATGCAGTATATCAATACCGGTCGGCTCGATCTGATCTGTTGGTGTGCTCCCGAGCCCTGCCATGGTGACATAATCCGGGATTTAATCCTTGACATGACCAAAGATCGTGTGGCATAATCGGCGTTATGAGTAAAGGAGAATTCTGGTCTCGAATTGTGATGGCTTTGTTGCTGAGCTTCAGTATTGGCTTGGTAGTCGGATCGGCAGATCAGGTACGCCTTGCACATGTTGAAGCATGTGTCGCGGCCAGTATGTCGCAGGAAGAGTGCGAAGCAATTTGGTACGTGCTTGAGGAGATGGATTGATGACGATTTCAACTTTACTTTTCATCATGGCCCTCGCGTTTATTCAGAACGTCAGTTTCACCATGGTCTCCCGATCGAGGAATCGTGACAAGATGGGTTACCATGCAACATGCTCGGTATTCAGTAACGGTATCTGGTTTCTTACGATGCGAGAGTTGGTGGTCGCCGACCTGAGCCTGATATTGATTGTCCCTTACATTATAGGGACAGTCGCAGGCTCATTGTTCGGCGCTAAAGTGTCCATGCGGATCGAGAAGATTATCGGAGCAAAGACTTGAAGAGTCTTGAGTGGAACAAAGATCAAATCGAGTCTTTGATGGACGACGTAACTACCGGCGTCCTTACTAAAGACCTCGGCCAGTCGGCAGGGATTAGCTACACCCCGGCGAAGGCGAAGGTTGTTGAGCTTGGACTTTGGGATGAATACACTGAAAACCGCGAAGCCAGGAAACAGGTGCTCGCTGAAAGAGGATTCGATCCACTATCGACTACTGAAGTTTACGATCGATTAGTATTTTGAGGAGACATCATGACACTTGAAGCGTATTTTTGGGTTTTTATGGCCACATTGGCTGGTTTCCATATCGGCGCGTATGTCGAAAGGTTGGATGATCCCGAGCCAGGCGAAATAGCCGAGCAGGCATGTGTCGACAAGTTGTTTCTACCGGATCGGCACTTGAAGTTTGAAGGGCTTTCATCCGAAATGAAAAGGGACGACATCTGATGAATAATTTTGACATGGTTCTGTTAGGAGCAATCGTGTGCGTGATTGGCATCGCGGGCGGTATTGCCGCGGCAGAAGTAAAATACTACGATGACTTCGAAGAGTTACGCATCTTTCGCGAGGTTGATGCAGCGATGGAGAAAGCCGGCGCTCATCGATGGTGCGAATTTGTGTTGTCTGGTCAGATTGTGATCCAGGAGGATTGACATGGGACATTACGATAATTGTCGACCAGAGAATTGTGGAATATGCGGTCAGTTGAAAGGCTACTGCGAACACACATTCGGCTTGACCGAAAAGGACATGGAGGCTGTTGCCCCGGAGTCACTTGCGAGACCTCCTAAAAAGGGAATCAACCCTGATAGAGCCCTTCCAGGACATACACCGAAACCTGGCGAGCTACGTTGGGTTGACGCTCCACTCACCATCCGCGGCATACGCAGCATCACACTCGAACGATATGAATACAGCCACACCGATGATAAAATGGATTGGTACACAGTCGATGTAGTGGTGGAATCATGAGTGACTGGCTTTGCAATAAGTGTCACGTCGGAGTGCTTGACCCAGACAAGAAAGTTCGATCCGCTAACGGACTGGAATTCGGTGTAGGATGCCCGGAGTGCGGTCAATGGAATCCGACAATACTTCCGTCTGACCGTGACGACCCGAATTGGGGTATGGGTAAAGCAACGAATCCTACTCCATACAAATTCGGTGAGACTCTTATATGGGCTTGTGAGAAGTGTGAATTCTCTCCGCTGCCTACATTTGGATGGTTCGATCACATCGGGCATTGTCCTGAATGTGGTCATGATAATTCTCATCAGCAAGAACTCAAACTGGTACCTGGCGGAGTAGCGAAGATACCGAAGATTCTACATGGTCGTCCCGACACTGGAGTCGCCATCTCTGAACCCAATTATACAATCATCGAAGAAGGCAAGCAGGTTGGCAAGTTTTGGTTCGATGAGAGAATTAAAAGATTCAAATTCGAAGGTGACATGGAAGCGTCAGCTCAGATATTTATGGAACACGTTTTAATAACATTAAACCAGAGGGGATGAGCGGTTTATGACCCTGTACGAAAAGCGTTTGGTTCGGGAGCAGATACTCTCGGAGTCAAAGAAAGTATATGGTATGAATGCGGTTCATCTTGCTGTCAGGATTGCCATGACACTTTACGAGCGCGGCATCACAGATTTCAGAGGTAATTTAATTGAGTAATGATGAATCAAACCTCTTGCGTAACGGTATTCGATCTGGTATGATCGATTGTCCAATTAATCCGAGAAGGTGTGACCGAAACATGACACAGCATTCAAACGATTGTCCTTGGCAACAAGCAATCGAACAGATTTACAGAATTGAACGTGGACTAGAAGGAGCTAACCAATGAATAAACTAATGAAAACTTTCACCGGAAAGAAACCAGAGATGGCCAATACTACATTGACCAAAATACGTCGTATCCCCTCTCATATAGGCGACACCATTCTGTCTTGTGACAAGATTGGTGAGGACGGTGAAATAGAGAGGACGGAAATCGTCATGTTCGTTTCGAAGCCGGTGTCCGAGGAGAATGTGGCGTGAACCTGACAAGCAGGAAGGGATACTGGTTTAAGCTTTTCGTAGCCCTAACCTTGCTTCTTGCTTCTTTATTCGGTGCCAGGATGTATGAGTCAGTCTGCGCCGCGGCCTGGCGTCTTAAGTACGCTGGAGGAATCAAAGGTCTGTGGGCCAACATCACCATCTGGTTGATGGACTTGCTCGAAGAAGATCATTGCAAGAAAGCCTTCGAGTATTGGGCCACTATGACCGACAGAACACCGGAGGAAGATGATGCTAGTTGAATGGGTTGTAATTTTAACAATTGGTTGCTTGCCACCAGAGGAGCAGCCGAAGGGCGCGAATTGTGTTATTGAAACGAAAGTTGTCGAGGCTCCTGTTTTCGATGAAGTCGCTGCGAAAAAGGTTGTAGAAAACTTCCCCAGCGTGATGGAAGAGTCGTTGCCAGGATCATTCACAATTGCGAGGTATGAAAAGAGGCGTAAGCCCGAACCTAAGAAGGAAAAATAAATGCAAATCAAAATCGAACTCCTAATAGTTGGTCTTATCTTTCTGATGGGCTGCCGTACTCTTCCTAAATATATGGACGAGTGTGATATATCGGCAGAATGGATCGGAGAAGTGCAGGAGTGCAAGGATAAAGTTATTGCGCGTGAGGATAGGATTGCCAGCGATAAAATTCAGGAAGAGAGAGAAGAAGCTTTGTCTAAACAGTGCTGGCAAGTCCAGCGAGGTATTTGGGATAAACGCTTAGGAAGATGCAGAGACTGGAACATGCTATGACCATGACAAATGACGAACGTCTACTCAGTTATATCGAGAGCGCGAAAGCTGCGATAAAAGAAGTTACTGATGACTCTATTGGTCACGGCGATGATCCTCTTGCATTCGTGATCGCTTGTTTTGTATCCCAGGCTGCCAGGATCAAAGAATTATCCGGCAAGCACGCGACCGTCCAAGCTAAATGGTCACATGAACGTATGTGTCTCAAGGACGCGATCTTTCGTAACGAACGCCGCATCAAAGAGCTTAAAGAGACTATCGAGAACGGCGACTGTCGATTTCATTGTCGATCGAAAACACTGAAAGGAGAAGTAGGATGAACAATTTCATAAACGGAATACTTGTAACACTCTTCCTGGTGAGTGCAGTCGCACTAGCAGAAGAATATTGTTACGATCCATACGGCAGCGCGGTAATCCCAGAATGGAAAGCTAATCAAACGACAATACTGGTTACCTGGACAGACGCACCCCGCGGCGGCGGCGCAAACAGCGAATGGATGTATGATGAGGTAGAGAAAATATCTATCTGTCGAATCTGGGTGCGTATGCCCGAGCAAATCCTTAGTGACCCTGATATGGATTCGCTGGGCCATGAAGTTTTACATTGCCTTACAGGCGACTTTCATCCAGAGGATTGAGGTTTGAAATCTAAATCGGAATACAAACGAGTAACATTTCAAAAACTCGGACGGTTCCCTACTCAAGAAGAGTGGGAAGAATACTGCGAGTCGGCGGCGGAACACAACGAAGGTCCGCCTGACTTAGAAAGAAAACCCTTAAAACTATGGAGACGTTGACATGGAATTCGTCAGAGGAAAAAAGGACAAAGTAAAGCGTAGGGTTGGTGAGCTGGTCGAACCGCAGTTGTCCATACCTAGAAAAAAGTTCGGAGTTGACACTCTGCAAGTAGGCTATGTGATATGCCAAGTTGAGCTTGAGCCAGGCAAGTTTGTGCTTCAGCTTATCGGCACGCACCGTATCGAACATCAGAAAGAGGCCGCTTGACATCTAGTGGTGTCTGTGGCATACTGAAGGAACGTTCGGTTGTCTGTGGGTTAATCCGGCCGTTTTAGGCAAGGGACCTTAGATCGATTGCAGAGAGCAAATGATGGTTTAGCCAGATGAAGTCCTCGTAGATCGCGGGGCATGAATATGCAGTCCGGTGTTGACCCGAGCCGGTGAAAGGCCAAGTGGTTCGCTAAGGCGTTCTGAGCATTATCGGGTCTAAATCTCTTGAGGAGGAGATCATGGACAAATTTAGAAAGACCAGATGGGAATACATCAAAGATGCGATGCTTATTCTTATCGCATCCATCATATTCGGTTTCGGCTTTTCTGTCGGAACTACCATCTATTTTCTCGTAGCCAAACTGGCAGTCTTGTGAACAAGCTTGACAAACTTCCGTCTGGCTTACACGGAGGAATGTTCGAGTTCTTGAACTACCTTCGAGACCATTGCCACATCTCGTCGGTCGAAGCTGGTTGGTGGGACGAACTTAATCAAGTAAAAGAACACTTGCCGCCAGAGCTTCAGAAGAAAGTCGAGGTTTGGTTCCTGGCCAGTAAGATCGCGCTCATCCACAGCGAAGTCAGCGAGATGCTTGAAGGTCTTCGCAAGAATTGCATGGACGATCATCTACCGCTTCGCAGGATGGAAGAGGTTGAAGGAGCAGATATTCTGATTCGTCTATTCGATTATTTCGGGTGTCGACGTATGGATGTGGCCGGCGCTACTTACGAGAAGATGGAGTATAATCGCAACCGTCTGGATCATACGATTGAAAGTCGTAATGCAGAAGGTGGGAAATTGATATGATGCTCTCTGCCCGAAAAATTGCACAAGGAGAATGCCGTCCGTTTGGATATGGTTTCTCCTATTACTCGGCCTACTCAGACCACATCATCGCGTATCCATTTCCGTTCCACTGGATCGCGAGATGGGCGCGCAGCTTTTGGTGGTGGGCTACTAGTCCTACGAAGAAGCTTGATGAGCTGTCCCGTTCTTACGACATGGGTCGCAATTCGTGTCGTATCTTTGAACAAGAGCAGCAAAGCCGAGATTACACCCGCGGATTCGAGGACGGGAAGAAAGCACTTGCCAATGAATTGACTAAGCAATACGAAGCTCGGTTCGGCCGGAAGTTATTCTGATGTCAGAAGACAACAACCCAGAAAGGCTTTGTAGACCTCAGTACCATCTGAAGGAAACCATTCGTTTGGTGATGGAGTCTCGCCGCTGTATTAGTGGAGCCCGTTCAGCTATCGAACAACAAGAAAAATATCTTCGCGGGCAATACGAGCCTGAAAAGGAGAAGCGAGAGTTGGAACTTATGGAGTGGATGCGACGGATGAAGCTGGAAGACGCTTTGTTCCCTCTCAACGCCACACAAATGCTTCGAGCCGTTTATAGCCCGAAGTGGACTTCGTTGCACTTAACCGTCATGGATATTCAAAAGGTATGATCGAAACCGCCCTTCTTTGTTTGAGCCTCAACATCTATTGGGAAGCCAGGGATCAATCCCTCGCCGGCCAGGTAGCTGTGGGTCAGGTTGTAATGAACAGAGTAGCAGATGAGCTGTATCCGGATAATGTATGCGATGTCGTGTATGACAACAAACAGTTCTCCTGGTACTGGGATGGCAAAGCCGATGTTCCCCGAGAAGAGGGGCCTTGGTTGCAAGCTCAGCTTGTCGCCTCCGCGGTGATGGCCGGCAGCGGCCACATGGAATTGGAAGGAGTCACACACTATCACGCAGTTTACGTTCAACCGTATTGGCGAAACGAGATGAAGTTCGTCGCACAAATTGATGATCACGTTTTCTACAAGATTATGTAAAGAACCGCTTGCAAAGCGATGAAGCCAAGAGTATAGTCGAACCATGACAATAAACAACGAAGAACTCGTGAAGATTGCGGACAACGCACAAACGAAAGCGTTCGAAATGATTAGCCAAATCGCTAATCTTCGACTTGAGTTTCTTGCGAATGAATTCCGTTCAACGTTTCCCAAACGATCTTTGAAGATTATCTTCGGTAATGGCGATGAACTCGTCAGCGTCAACGGGCATCAGCTCGGTGTATATGGAACCGGTATAAGTGGCACGGATTCGGAAACTTCTATGACGTGGGATAAAACCTGGGCGGATAAACGAATAACTGCCCAACTCAATTTCGTGGCGCAAGCAATTCGTGATGTGTGGGCAATCACCGATCACTATCGCCGAGGATGTCCAGACGATCTTGAAGTATTACCTGACGACAGCGAGCTGCAAGGAGGCCCAGATGTCGAGAACGAAATCATCACCATCCGTAAAGCGGTTGGTTCGGATATTCGGGATTATGGAGAACACCCCGCCTATGACTGCCCGCGTCCAGGATCACCTGGCGATGCAGTTCACATACAGTAAGCCAGATGATGACAAAATCATCGGCATATGTTTGAACGACGGAGATTGGGAATATGACAACGAGACGATCGACGTTTGGACGGATCAAAAAGAGGCGGCAGACAGCTCTTGCAGCTCTGGAGGGTCGGATCGATCAAGGCAAGAAGTGGTGGTTGACACGTATCGAGTCTTGTACGGAGGAGGTCGCCGAAAGAAAATTGTGTCTTGCGGAAACGGAAGCGGAAGTATTGAGGACTAGAATCAAATGAAGATCATAAGAGAGACACAGAGCTTCGGAGAGCTTTCGCCTAACGATACATTTCGTCGCGTGCTTGTTGATCCGAACAAGATGCCAGGAGCAGCAGGAGGTTGCGAACTTCCTATCAGTCACTTGTGTATGGTCGTTAAAGATGGCGACTACAACAAGGCTTATGATTTGGTTGAGCATACTCTACTCAGTCTGAAAAGAACCTCTCCTGTACTTCGTGTTCGAACGAAACTTGTAATTTGTCAGGAGAATAACTGATGAACAAAAACATTCGAAAGTACGAACTCCCTCGGCCAGAATATCTGAGCGAGGATGAGCTTTACGAACCTTTGATTGTTGAATATCTTCTTCGTAACTCGATACGAACTCCAGATGGAACCGTTCTTGAGAGCACGCATGTCCACGACTACAGAACATACACCGACAAGAACGGCCACACCTACATGGTGGATGGCGGTTTAGAATATCTCCGTCGCAACGTAGTTGCAGAAGCTCCGTACGAGGAACTGTCTATATACGTTGATGAGGATCACGAGATCAACCGTGAATACTTTCAGTGGACAAGCTACGGCAAAGAGGGCAAAGGACCGTCTAAGACTCAGGCGCTCAAAGATATGGACACCGACCACATCCAAGCGATACTCGACAATGGTTTTGGCCGAGAAATGTCGAGGGGATTATTCAGAGATGAGCTGGAGCATCGTGGACAAGCGTGAGATAGAAACTCGTCGAATTGCTCTTGAGTGTGCATCTCGCCGTCAGCGAGGAGACGTTCGTAGCGTTCTGCTCGATGCAGAGTTATACATTTCATGGCTTGATGGAGACACGACAGATGTTGCCGTTAAGATCAGAGAGAGATTCCCTGAATGAGTCGATGGCCAATAGGTGTTGTGACTCCAGGCGGAACAGGTCCGGTAATGAAATCAGATTTATTTTCTCCTGGAATTGTGGTCGATTATGACAAATTGGACTTGCATCCAGCACAAGAAAGCGTTATGATGGTTCCTCAATCACGGAATGATGAGAACACCACGATGAAATGGAGCACGAATCAAGGCAATATCTTTGACTGGGTTAAGGCCGCAGCGGCTGAGCCCTCAAAGCCCGCGGCGCTGGTTGTAGAAGCTGTCGCCGGCTCTGGCAAGACCACCACTATTTCTGAAGCCTCGCGCTACATACCGGTAGGTGATCCGAGTGTCTTTTTGGCATTCAATAAGGCCATCGCAACCGAACTTGGCAAAAGGCTTCCATCTAACATTGAGTCACGTACTCTGAATTCACTTGGCCATCGATCGGTTCTGTCGAAGTTTGGCCAGGTCGTAATTGACACAAGCAAGACACGGAAGATTGTTCGAGAGTTGGAGAGTGAATGTGGCCTCGACGGCGAGGACTACATTGCCAAATATTTCACTGGCGATATCTGCAATCTGGTTGCGAAAGCAAAAGCTCACGGCCTGGTTCCCTACGAAAGTATGAATGGTGAACTGGCTGACTACGGATCGATGCTGGAGTTGAAAGACTTCTACAACATCTATTCAGAATGTCCTGATGATGTCTTGATTGACTTCGCCATCGCTGCACTGAAAGTCACAGTCGAGCAGACCAACATCATTGACTTCGATGATCAGCTTTATTTCACAGTCGCGTTCGATATCCCGGTTCCGCAGTATGCGTGGATCATTGTCGACGAAGCGCAGGACCTCTCGCATGTCAATCGTGAGATGCTTAAGAAGTTCCTCGCTGCCAACGGCAAGATCGTCGCTGTCGGTGACTCTCGCCAGGCCATCTACGGCTTCCGCGGAGCTGATTCATCGAGCCTTGACAGGATCGCTGAAGAGTTCAGTGCTGACAGACTTCCTCTCGATACCACATATCGGTGTCCTCGGAAGATAGTGGAGCGGGCTCAGCAATATGTCCCGGAGATCAATTGTCCTGATGATGCACCAGACGGTACGGTTGAAGAGCTGGAGAAGTTCGGCTTGGAAGAGTTCATAGACACAGACCTGATCGTGTGTCGCAATACAGCTCCTCTTATCAGCACCGCCTACCGGATGATCCGTAACAAGATGCCAGTGCGTGTCATGGGTCGCGATATCGGAAAAGGGCTTGTCTCGCTGATCAAGAAGCTGGCTAAGTACAACTTCAAAACTATCACCATGGGCGAGTTCGAAAAGGTTCTTGCCAAGTGGATGAGTAAGCAAATCGATGTTGCCAAACGTCGTGATCAGGAAGATCGGATTGAAGCAATCCAGGACAAGGCTGAATCTATATTCGCTATAATCAATGGTGCAGACGTGGATACTCTCGAAGAGTTGTGTTACATCATCGATGATTTGTTTCAAGGAGATCGTGGACCGATATTTTCGACCGTCCATCGCGCCAAAGGACTCGAAGCTCCTCGCGTATTCATTCTTGATCCAGGTCTTATGCCGTCGAAGTTTGCTCAGAAGGGCTGGCAGATAAAGCAAGAGAACAATCTTATTTACGTCGCGATCACCCGATCGCTCGACACACTTTGCTACATTGAAAGTAAACGATTGGGATGAAAACTCTGATGGATAAAATAGAACTGGCGCAAATAATTCATGATGCGATTCCGACCGATACAGATGACTTTGAAGCGGTCGAAGCACTTCAATACGCGATGGATCGATACATTTCGTCAATTCGATATGATCGAGACCACGATTAACAAAGAGGCTAGGATAATGAAACCTAATACATATCTCGTATCGAAAAAGTTAAACCGAACTGTCATTCACAAACAGATTGATGGGAAAGGAGAGCTTAAGGAAATGAAAAGCTTGAATCTCGTTATGAATAGTAATGACATGAGCCGACTGCAAGAAGCTTTCAACCAGGCAGCAGTAGATGAGCTGGAAAAACAACAACAAGCTGAGTGAGCTTCTTGATAAGATATTCACCAACCAAAGAGTTGGATGGATTTATGCTGCGAACAGTGCAGCATGTGCCGTCTATGGCGCTATTACGAAAGAAGAAATCAACTGGCTAATTGCCGGACTCTGCTTTATCATGGCAGTGGTTTTTTGGGCAACACCGGAGGAGTAATACAATTCCTATTTACGAATACAAAAATGAACAGACCGGAGCAGTCCGGTCAGAACTTATGCCGTTGTCGGCGTGTGATGATGATTTGGTTATCGAAGGTGTGCTGTGGAAACGTATTCTGTCTCCGACACCTACCACGTTCAGGTTCAACGACACATCAGGTTTCAAAGGATTGACAAAACGAGTCAATAAAAAGTGTTGACAAAGACCTGGGGCTATGCAACAATGCAGCTTCACTAACGAAGGAGAAGGAAATGGAAACGGTAATCTTTTACGGACTGATCACGAGCATCTTCGCAGGCGCGAAAGCTCACAAAGATCGCGTAGAGAAGAAAATGATCTCTGCAAACTTCTTTGGTATCATCGGTATTGTAGGATTCGTTGTCGCTGTTATTCAAATGACGTGACATGAGCAAAGGGCGATACACGGTTAAAGAACACCTGTACGACGCGGGAGATAAGGTTTGGGTTTCCGAAGAGTCATGTTATGCAGTAGTGGTTAAAGTCCGACGATCAATTGGTCAGACCCACTGCCGATATGACATCACTCATGACGATGGAACTGAAGGTCAGTACATCCAGGAAGACCAGCTATATCCGTCCAAAGAGGCGGCAGATTTAGACAAAGCTATCAGCGTAGCACAGGAGGATTAGTTGTGGCTGAAAAAGTTCACATGATACACAGCCAACCGGTGATAGCAATCACCACCGGCCAGGCTTTCAATTTTCTCGATCCCGATCCGGATACAATTCATCTGGACGATATCGCCGAATCACTAGCTAAGGATGCGCGTTACACCGGTAAGACACCAGGCGTGTTTTATTCGGTCGCCGAGCATTCGGTTTTATGCAGTTATCAAGTTCCGTCTGAGTATTCTCTAATGGCTCTTATGCATGACGCCGCGGAAGCATACACTGGAGACTTTACATCTCCGTTGAAGAAACTTCTTGCGGCCGAAACGATGCTTTTAAAAGACATCGATCGAAAGATCACTCGTGAGATATTCAATAAATTTGGAATCGATCCGTACTCACATGAAGACTTGCTTGCTCCGGTAGTTCACGAGGCTGACCAGTATATGTATCTTCAAGAGCGGTATCAATTGTGTCACCCGAGATCAAATGATTGGTGGGATTATCATGGTGATCCAGATGATGATTATCCAATACTTCGCTGCCATGAGTGGCGAATGGCGAAACACGTCTTCATAAAACGATTCAACGAGCTGTTCTATGGACTTGGCAACCGCAAAAGCACAGGCTGAGTCTTCGCTTCGAATGTTCGTAGGCAAGGAGCTTACGACTCCGGTTCTTAACGACATTGAGAATCGGGTAAACGGGCTGATCACTGGCTGGTCCAGGGAAGGATTCTTTGTACATGATAGCCTCGGGCGTATCATGGCTGGAATAAAAATATGGTTCGACCATTTCGATGGCGAGCTGAGAATACAACCAAGATACAGAGGAAACATTCATGTCGAGATGTAAGGCTTGTAATAAGCCGCTCCAGGATTACGAACTACTGTCCAAAAACCCTCGGTCTGGTAAGCATGAAGAGATGTGTCGATCGTGCATAAATCTCGGATATGCATACAGTCCTGGCCCGGAACTTTCCTTCATGGACGTACCTCTTCTGGACATCTTACCCAATGGCCCCAAGAGTTTTGATGATTAGGACTTGACATAATCCCTGTTACCGGATATAATGAAGGGAATTGAGGAGGAAATTATAATGCCTCGAACACATGGGTTCTAGCCCGTCCCGTCGCCAAGAGACTTAATGCTAAGGGCTTTCGAATTCTAGGAGATTAAAATGTTTTTAGCAGTAACAACCAGAGAAGTACAAGTCGAGCCGGCAGTGGTTGCCGTCGAAGGTGTTGAGGCAGTAGAAGCTGTCGAAGAGGTACTTGAAGTAGTAGATGCCGAGACTGAAGAAGTTCTTGTCGCGTTTGTTGAAGCCGTCGCTGGTGTAGAAGGCGTAGATGCCGTCGCGGCTAAAGACGCCGTTGTAGAGACGCAGGTATCACAAGTGTCGATCGAGGACGACGCTGATTCGGTAGCGCAGAATCTGGCCGCTGGTCGTAACGTCAAGTATTACAAAATCAATGCCAAGCCAGCAAGTTGTACTATCAAACCGGTTACGCTCAAAGTAGATCGTCAACCAGCACCGGCTCAAGAAGTCGTAGAAGTAGAAGCTGGTGGTGTTGTTGTCGGCTCAACCGTAGTCGACGCATAATGAGCACTCAAACCCTGATTGATCCTGGGCCTATCCGAGATGACTACAATGGTCTCTAGCACGAAACGGGTTTAACACTTGGAGGATAGCTCAGTTGGTTAGAGCATCCGCCTGATACGCGGAAGGTCGTAGGTTCGAGTCCTACTCTTCCAACCAAATAAATTTCATGGTCATCGACAGCGTGGATTGAGTTAGGTACGGGAAACTGTGCTTACTGTCGGTTAATTACGTCGGCCTCGTCCGTGACGGGTAAGAGGGAAACCAGGGGCAAGTACCCGCCGACACCAACAAATACCAGATACTTCCGGAAAGTGGAAGTTACTGGTACTTTTGGCCGCTATATGCGGTCTTTATTTTAACCAATCGATTTAACATAATGTAGGAGGTACGACATGAAGCTTATGTAATAACATAGGAGACATGTCATGGCACGAAGACTTGCGAACCAGAAGCGTTCCGAGTATCACTGTCCGGCAAAGGTATGTCCCGCTCCCGCTGACTTCGCAAGGTTCCCTGAACTGATGCGTATGGTCCGCGATGAGTGGCGTGGTAGACGTGAGTTCTGCCGCAGTGGACAAGCAACCCGCCGCCGAGCTGATGCAAAGAGAACGTGGCCTGGTCGAAAGAAAGTCAAAAGCTGCGGGTGAGGAGCCTGCACCTACATTAACCAGTAACGGCCTGGTCCACCTACGGACTATCTCCTCCTCCGCCCTGCTCAGGGGCAACCTGGATGTCGGGCCTTCTTCTTGAAGGCCCCATCCTTTTACTGAGAATAGGGTATTACTTTGACAGAACCAGAAATTTTTCCGTCAGATGATGACGATGATCTGTTCGGCGAGGGGATGATTGTCTCCGCGGCGGACGTTCCGTTGTCTCCGCTGCCGGAGGTTACAGTCGACGAGGAAGGGTTTCCAACTATCAGTCCTGCTGATGATATTGAACCTGGAAAACGACTTGTAACTCCACCAGAAGAATACGATCGCGTAAACGCGACTGTCGCACCAGACGGAACTCCTCTTACAGATAATCAAATTGCTAAGCCGCATCTTTGGCGTGCCGGCGATGTGCGTGATATTCATCATCGGCCGAAAGCGAATCGGATTAACGTCCGAGAGATTGTCAGTAAACTTTCCAGTGATACTATGCTCGATCCGATCGAGGTATTGTATTACATCATGAACGCGAACGATGAGTCGCGTCATGCTCTCGGTCTGAAAAAGTCAGATCGAATCTCTGCCAACCTTCGCGCCAAATGTGCTCAAGAGCTTTTGACTTACATGGCACCGAAGTTGAAGTCTATAGAAGTCAAGGCTAAAACCGGAGATGATAAAGGCACAGGTATTCAGATATTCCTTCCGAGGAATGATCGTGAGCAAGGCAAGGTTGCAGAGCAGCCGGCGATCGTTCTTCCTGAGAAAGACGGAGTTACTATTCCTCTGTCTCCTGAACTTGCGGCCCAGATTATCAATGAGCAAGTATTAGATGAGGACGAAGAGCCAGAAGGCTGGATGGAAGAATAGATGGCCGTACTCGCCCCTCAACCGGGACCACAGACGGCGTTCCTGGCCTCAATTGCTGATATCGTCATCTACGGTGGAGCCGCAGGAGGCGGCAAAAGTTATGGCCTCCTGCTGGAACCCCTCCGGCACAAAGACAACGAAGAATTCGCAGCAGTAGTTTTCCGTCGAACTTCTCCCCAGCTCACTAACCCAGGCGGTTTGTGGGACGAAGCTGGCAAGATGTATCCGGGAGCTGGTGGATCGCAGCACAAGTCTGATATGGAATACCACTGGGACGATGGCATGAAGGTCGCGTTCCGGCACATGGAGCACGAGAAGAATAAGCATGACTGGCAAGGAGCACAGGTTCCGCTATTCCTTTTCGATGAGGTAACTCACTTCACCGAGTCACAGTTCGTGTATATGATGTCTCGTAATCGATCGGCCTCTGGTGTTCCAGGATATATGAGAGGGACTTGTAACCCTGATCCGGATAGCTGGGTTCGAGTCTGGATCGACTGGTGGATCAAGGGTGAAGACTATCCGAAGGAAGAACAAGGATTCCCGATCCCTGAGCGCATTGGAGTCGTTCGCTGGTTTGTCCGAATCAATGATGATATGATCTGGGCTGACACCGCGGAAGAGCTGATCAAGCTTTATGAGAAGCCAGATGCAAGTGAAGAAGATCAGATACGGCCGAAGAGCTTCACGTTCATTCCGGCTACGATTTACGATAACAAGATTCTTCTCAAGAACGATCCTGGTTATCTCGCATCTTTGAATGCAATGACCAGAGTCGAGCGCGAACGCCTCCTCGGCGGTAACTGGGATGTTAAGCCAGAGGCAGGCAGCTACTATCAACGCAAATGGGTCCGGACGGTTACAAGTGTGCATCCTAATTCCATGATTGTAAGGTTCTGGGACCGCGCAGCTTCTATTCCGTCTGAGGTTTACCCGAACCCTGACTGGACAGTTGGGCTGAAGATGGCCAGGCAGCCGACAGGTGTCGAGCCGCTATTCGTTATTATGCATGTAGATCGAGACCGGAAGCAGCCGGCAGGCGTCACTAAGATGATCTTGGATGATGCGGATCGAGACGGAAAACGAATCCGAGTTGTAGTTGAGGAAGAGCCTGGCGCATCCGGTAAAGCTGATGCCATGTCCATAATCCGAAAGTTGAATAAACTGGGTTTTGAGGGGCGCAGACGCCGGCCTACAGGATCGAAGTTCGATAGATACAAACCATTTTCTTCTGCATGTGAAAACGGAGATATGGGTATGCTTCGTGGTGCTTGGAATGATAAGTTTCATAAGGAAAATGAGAACTGTACATTCGACGACGGAGACCAGAATAACAAGGACGATCAACCAGATGCAGCGTCCGGAGCATTCGAAGAATTGTCTTCAAAGATGGATACTCCAGACATCACGGTCAACACAAAATTCGGTAAGCAGGTTAACCAGTGGGCACAGGTCAATGAATAAAAGCTTGACATTATGTTAACTTGTTCATATAATAGAGGTACAAGCTTCGAGAAATTGAGGAGAGCAGCATGGTTCTAAGAGCCAGAGATACGCTCCCTCGGGTTCCTGCCAGCTCTGAGATTGGTTCCACCGGTCTCCACGAGTTTGACGGTATAATCCACGAAGAAATCCTTCGCCGCCTGCAATGGCCTTTGGGCAATAAGATTTGGCGCGAGATGAGCGACAACGACTCCGTAGTAGGAGCGATCCTGTTCGCAGTGGAAATGCTCATCCGAGGGGTAGCATGGCAGTTTGAGCCTGCCGATGATAGTGCAGTCGCCGAAGAGCGAGCTGACTTCGCTACATCAATGATGGCCGACATGGAGAAACCATGGTCGGAAGTCATAAACGACATACTGAGTTTCCTTCCGTTTGGGTTTAGCATACACGAGCTGGTATACAAACGGCGTAACGGACCTCAGAAGAACAAGAAGTTCAATAGCAAATTCAATGATGGGTTTTGGGCATGGAGAAAGCTTCCGTCCCGAGCCCAGGACTCCATTCAACGCTGGATATTTACTGAAGAAGAGGATGGTGTCAACCGGGGTGAACTCCGGGGAGTAGCGCAACTACCGCCTCAAGGTGGTAGAGAGCTTATTATCCCTGTCGAGCGCTTTCTTCTGTTCAGAGTTAGCAGCAAGAAAGATAATCCCGAATCTCGTTCAGTCCTTCGTAATGCCTACCGCGCTTGGTTCTTCAAGAAGCGGATCGAAGAAATGGAAGCGATCGGTATCGAGCGAGACCTGGCCGGTCTGCCAATAGCACTGCTGCCTCCGAAGTACATGGAGGATAGCGCATCTAAGGATGACAAAGCAGTCTACACAGCGGTTCAGGATATCGTTACCAGTATTCGTAATAACGAACAGTCTGGTATCGTATTTCCAATAGCTTATGATGAGCAAGGCAACAAGCTATTCGATTTCAAATTACTCGGACGAGAAAACGGCTCAGGCAAAGCTTTTGATACTGAGCAGGTAATCCAGCGATACGATAAGAGAATTGCTGGTACTATTCTCGCCGACTTCATTCTTTTGGGTCAACAGTCCGTTGGATCGTTTGCCCTTTCAGATAACAAGACGAAGTTGTTCGCCGCTGCAATTGGCGCGTGGTTAGAGAGCATTGCTTCAGTCTTCAATCAGCAGGCCCTTCCCCGCCTTTGGGAACTCAATGGCTGGGACCTGGCAACTTTGCCGAAACTTACTTTCGGCGATATCGAAAAGCGCGACCTGATGGTTCTGGCCGACTACTTCTCGAAACTGACTGCAAGCGGCACCATTATGCCGGATGAAGAACTGGAGAACTGGTTGAGAAGCCAGGCAGATGCCCCTAAGCGCGACGATGAATCCACTCTCTTAGACACAGGTGAGGATGCAGATGGCGGGCAAGGTTCAGACTCAGAAGGCGGATAGGCTCCGGGAGACTGCTGAAAAGCAAGAACGACCTCTCCGCATGGCCATCAAGACGGGCTTCGAGCAGATCAAAGATGCCGTAGTTCTATCCTCTCTGACTCGTGCTATCAACGACGAGGACAAAAAGGAGGCTCTTGCCGCCACCGGTATTGAGAATCTTGAGGAAGAACTTTCCGGACCTCTCACTGCCGCAGTCATCACAGCTTTACTGGCCGGTGCAAGCCTCGGACGGTCGCAACTTCCGCCCAGCATTCGAGGACAAGCCAGCGCCGTTGACCTACTGGATACACAGATTCAGCGATTT